AACCGAAGTTTCAGGCAAATCAGCAGAAGCCAACAAACCCTTCGAATCTTCTTGCAGACGTAAAGTCTTTGCGCGGGTCGTAGCCAGCAACATTGAAGAGTCATGGTTCATATACATTCGAATATTATTTCGTGCCTTCAATGAACGTGCGAATGCACCAGGAGCAATAGTTTCAATGAACGGCAATGGCTCAGATGGCGAGTTGAATACAGCTGCATAACCTGTGAACGACATACCGTCACCAGACTCGTTAGCCCGCAACTCAAAATCGGATACGGTAACTCTGCGTGTTTCAACCTGTTCAGTCATATGAGAAACATTACCAAACTCCTGTTCACGCTGACGATGGAACGCTGGTGCCTCACGCAAGGTTGGCATATCACCAGACTTAATTCGCTTCGGGTCAAGGGTTTTGATACCTAAATCAAAATATGCTCGACGTGCAGCAGGATCATTATCTATTGCCAAAACAACAGTCTGTTCAGACAGAATGTCCGCAGCCTTATTGCCCTTGTACTCAGGCGTTGGGATGCTCAAGTCTTCGTTGAACTCAATGTCATCGTATTTCACCCCGGCATCAGCCAACTCTGAAACAGTCTTATCTTGTTCAGCGTCACCGCGACCAGTCACGATATAGATAAAAAACTTCTCGTAAAGAGCATTGACATAATCCACATTCTTTTGAATGCCTTCACCACCAGCAAGCAATGTTCCATCAATATCAACGATGACCACATCTTGAGCATTGGCAGTTCGTTGCGAACCAGTCTGATCGTCTTTTATGGCCTGTGCTTTACGAGCAAACCAAGTCATCGCAGGTTCAGGGTCAAGTGGATCAATTCCCCAAAGATAGAACGCGACAGCACCAGCACCAGGGAAGCCCTCATCATCAGCCTCAGAGTTCTGTGAAGCATCCAAATCAACTAGATGACGTTGACCCCAAGCGTTTGCTCGAATCACCTTGTCCTCAGTAATTTGACCGTCAGCCATCTGGCGAGCCTCACGAATAGTGCGTTCCACCAAACCATCACCACCCAAACCTTGAGCGTTATATTCCAAACCTTTAGCAGCAGCGTTCTGGATATAGGTTGGCAACTTCAAATCAACTGCACGTTCACCACCTGGAGCCATATCTTCAGCCAACGAAACTGCCACCATCTGATCTATCGCATCTTGTTTTGATTGGTGGCATCCCATGACTTCGCCATCTTCCTTTTCAACAGCCCAACCTGAACAATCAGGATTCTTATTTGAAATGAAATATGGCATTAGAACGGCTGCACAATCAAAGAACAAGTAAGCGAACTGCCAGCAATTGCAAAGAGCTGTTCGGTGGTATTCAAAACAAAATACAAAGTTGCTTCAGGATCAAGATGCAAACCAGTTGAAGTTGTAACAGCAGAACCACCCAAATAAACAATCGAGTTCGCCTGATGATTATTATTATGAATTGTCACCTTCACAGGATTGATAGGTGCATCAGCCAGCAACACAGGTGTTGTACTTACCGTGTAATTGTAAGAAGTCAAAGTCATAATTAAACCTGATATGCAGCAGAAGGATCAGCAGGATTCACGGTCGAAATTTGTTGCAACTGACTTGAAGGCAAACCAGTATGAGCCACAGCTGGCAAGCCAACCATCAACATCACCTCAGCCGGATCAAACCCAGTCAAAATCAGGCGTTGAGCAATCTCAGCCTTGGACTGCATCTCAGCCAAGTTCGCAGCATTGATGTCCACGTTCGCCAATGGCACACGATACGAATCGCCACCATCAACAGGAGCCATGTCCTCAAGACGATGAATGTCATTGATTGACAAGAACCCAGACTGCAAGCCCGTTGAGAATGCTGTGTACCGTGACGCTTGGTCACCGCGCAACAATCCGTCTACGTTGAACTTCATGAATGCTCGACCAGCAAGCAAACGTGAATAGCCTTCCTCAATTTTCTCTATGTACGGACGCAACGTGTGGGTCACATACTGGATGCCGTTCTGTTCTACCGACGCATACGACATCGCACCAGGCGTAGTCACACCAAGCATCGATGGAGGCACACGGAAGATACGAGCAATCTCCTCAACAGCAAAACGACGTGACTCCAAGAACTGTGCAGAATCATTGTCCACAGTTGTCTTCGTGAACTTCGCTCCACCGAACAACACACCAGGACGATGCGACCTGCGCAAACCCTTATGGCCTTCCTCAAATCCTGACACCAAATCCTTAGCCTGCTCACGGGTCAGGTTGCCAGGGAACTCAATGATGCCGGAAGCTGAAGAACCCTGACCAAAGAATCGTGCAGCGAACTCCTCCAACGCTTTAGCCAGCCCCAAGTTTTCTTTGATGAGTTCAATGCGGGAGCGTCCACGCAAATCACCAGGCAAACGCAACTCGGTGATATGAATCATGTTGTCAGCTGTGATTACATCACGGCCTTCATAAATATAAATCGGACGACGAGTCTCACGGTCACGACTGCACTCAACGCGCTCAGGGTTCAGAACAACCAAACCAGCAATACCTTGGTCGTCGCGCAAGATGCGGGTGAACGAGTTGCCGTTCAACATCAACGAAACAAGAACCTGTTGGAAATGCTCGATGCGGGTCACACCAGATTCAGGGTTATCTAACCAGTCTGGTCGTGGACGGAACGGTCTACGAGTTCCATCAAGACGCAAGAATGTGTCAACAGGTAGCGTTGAAATTGAATCTGAAATCATGCGCACACACGCATAGACCGCTTCAATTTTTAGTGAGTCTTGTTGCGTGACTGTTGTGCCTGATGCGGTAGTGAAACTGAATGTATCACCTGAAGCAAACAAGTTTTGGAACGAAACCGCACGTTCCTCGTTGCCACCACCCAACAGCCTTGACAACATTATTTAGCCTTTCCGCGACCACGCTCGTAGGCAGCCGTGAACAATAGAACTGACAGGCCAACAAAAATTAGCCCTAATGGAATTGATAACAAGAATAGTCCAGATGCGATCATCAGGATTGAAAAAAGTTCTAGCAGGAAAATAGGCATACCCTTAGACTACAAAGAACCCAGGCACAGGTGCGACTTCTTCACGTCTGGTCGCACGATCCACAGCCATACTCAACGCGATAGCAGCGTCAATCTTGCGACGCGACTTACCTTTAGACAGTCGAAGTCCAGCATCGGTTTGACGTGGCACAGCAGATAACACCTGATCGGTAAACATCGGATCGCCATCATGAGCCAACTGCTGATTCACAATGCACTCATACAGCGTTCCGATAGCAGGCACCATACGTTGTGCGGACTGAGGGAACTCAACCATTGGTAACCCGTCATCAGCCAACGCCTCAGCTGAACGCTGGAAGAACGCTGGGTCATAAGCAAACTCACGCACATTGAACTGGCGATGAAGTTCTCGAAGGTGATGTTCAACAGCTGCGATGTCTGTCATCGTCCCATCGGGAATCCAAATCTTGGCTCGCACCACCAACCTGCGACCCTGCGGTTGACACATCACGACAGCAATCGAGTCATGTTTCAACGCCATGTCAATCCCCACAAACATTGGCAAGTCAGGATCAAGTTGCAGGTCAGACTGACATTGCTCCCACCCGCCAGCCGGAAGCCAAGTTGAATCCTGATCCTGACGTACCCATTGGTTCAGACGATATCTGCGAAAAGGAATCTCAGCCGTCTGATTCATGCTGACTTCCATGTCATCCATATCTAACAAACCTTCAGCCAAGTTCGGGTTAGACAAAGCCCACGCATCGCGGTCATGAATCGCACATCCCTCCGGTGCCTCCCACCAAAAGAAACCAAACCGTTCATCATCACGCTCACCCGATATGACTTGCTTGCCGTAGTTGTACAGCCGTCCACAGATTGTGTCCAAGTCAAAGCCTGCTGTAGTGATCGCAGCAATCATCGGGTCTTTACGCGCACCAGAACCAAGAGTCAAAGCATCCCAAAGTTCTGAGTCGCGCTGAACGTGTAACTCGTCAAACACCACACATGATGGGTTGAGGCCTTGCTGAAGTTTTGCGTCACTTGATAGCACTCGATAGATAGCACCAGTAGATGGAACTTCAATGACATCTCGATACACCTTGCATACACCTGACAAGGCTGGCGATTGTGTGATCTGCCACTTGGCCTCATTGAACACAACCCGTGCTTGCTGGCGGTCACCTGCTGCGGAATACACTTCGGCACCTGGCTCGCCTTCAATCAAATTGTAAAGGGCAATCAGCGAACCAAGAAGTGATTTACCGTTCTTACGCGCAAGCCCAATCAGCGAACGTCGGTAACGAAGGAGACCATCAGTACGACGCTCAAAAAGATTATCCAATAAATCAAACTGCCAATCAGTAAGCACCAATGGCTGACCCGCCAAAACGCCCTTCGAGACGTGGAGAAAAGTTTCTGCAAAATCTGAAACGACTCGCCCATCAGAAAACTCATAAACCTTTGGTGTCGAAAACGTTGGTGCGCTGAGACTTGCGTTCACGGAATTGTTCAAGCTCATTTTGAATCTTCACCTCCACGAAGCCAAGCCGTGCTCGATCAACAGGAGTAAAACCAAGCAGGGATAAACAATCTAACACCTGAGCATCCAAAGCTCGCAACGCTGAACGATCACGCCAATCACTTTCACGCAACACCTTCACACGCAACGCAG